GCTATAGAAACAAGCGTAGAGTTTTTAGAAAAAGAAATAGATGGTATAGAGATACCTAATGTTTCTGAAATACAAAGTGAGTTAGCTGCAATAAAAGTACAGCTTTCTGATTCTAAAGAAGACATACAAGAGTTAAAAGAAAAACTAAAAGACTTAGATAAGAATCCACTGGCTAATTAATATGGCAGAATTTTGGGAGTGGCTCAAAAGTTTATTCATAACTTACTACAAGTTAACAGTTAGTTATAATGCGACTTGGGGTGATAAAGATGACCAAAGTTTTGTAGTAAAAAAGTTTTATGTAAAGAAAGAAAAACATCTCAAATTTAAAACAAGGGAAGATGAGATAGTAGAAATACGTGGAGCTGAAGGTCTTAATTACAAAATAGAGGAAATATAATGTATCAATTTTTATTTGCAATAATACTATCACTTTCAGGTTTGTGTTATTACATTTGGAATGAGAACGCAGTTTTAAAAGATAATAATTTAAAACTAGGGAACGCTGTAGCAGAACAAAAAGAAACTATAAAATCTTTACAAGCTGATTTTGAATTACAATCTAATTCATTATTAGAAATGACTTTAAAAAATCAAGCAGCAGAAAGAGAGTTGAACAGATACTCAGAGTTTATAAGAAACTATAAACTTACTGCTAAGATTTTAGAAAATCCAGCAGAGATGCAAAGGAAGATAAATAATGGAACTAAACACATTATGGAAGACATTGAAAAACTCAGTGGCACTGTTGATAGTCTTGATGATGGCTTGCAGTTGCAGTCTCCTTCCAACTAGAGATATACAAATACAATCTAAACCTGTAGACAGGAAGATAATACAACCTGTCATGCCTAGGGAAATAGATTTAAGAGAAGTTAAATGGCTAACGATTACTCCTGAAAATTTTGAAGAACAATTTGCAATCATAGAAGAACAAGAAGGCGAGTTAGTTTTTTTAGCTATGACAATACCTGACTATGAGTTGATGGCATATAATATGCAAGAAATTAAAAGGTACATAACAGAATTAAAAGATGTAGTTGTTTACTATAGAACAGTAACAACTAATGAACCTAAAAAAGAAAATGAGTAGCAATATGAAAATTTCAGAAGAGGGTAAAGCTTTAATTAAAAAGTTTGAAGGCTGTGAATTAAAAGCATATAGATGTCCAGCAGGAAAATTAACAATCGGTTATGGTCATGTTAAAGGTGTTAAAGAAGGTGATGAATGGTCACAGTCACACGCAGAACATATGCTCGATATAGAGCTAGAAGAATACGAGGGCTATATAAATGACTACGTACAAGCTCCCTTATCACAAAGTCAATTTGATGCCCTCGTAGCTTGGGTTTACAACTTAGGACCAAGCAATCTAAAACAATCTACTTTATTAAAAGTATTAAATGCTGGTGAGTATGATAATGTGCCAAAAGAAATTAGAAGATGGAATAAAGCCAATGGTAAAGTTTTGGATGGTCTAATAAGAAGAAGGGAGGCAGAGGCTTTATTATTTCAAAATAAAGAATGGATAGAGGTATAAGTAATGGCATTAAGTAAATTCATATTTCAACCAGGCATAAATAAAGAAGGTACAAATTATTCTAATGAAGGTGGTTGGTTTGATGCAGACAAAGTTAGATTTAGAAAAGGTAGACCTGAAAGAATAGGTGGTTGGGAAAAACAAACGAATAATTCATATAGAGGCACTGCTAGAAAAATTCATGTCTATAACACAATAGAACAAGATTACTATAATGTTGTAGGTACACATAAAAAACTTTATGTACAGCAAGGAGTTACCTTTCATGATGTTACACCTATAAGATTGACTACATCTGCAGGAGATGCAACTTTTGCTAAAGTAGCTGATGATTCTAGTTTAATTACAGTAACTGAAAATGGTCATGGAGCTACAGCAGGAGATAGTGTAACTTTTAGTGATGCTGTAAGTTTAGGTGGCAATGTAGTTGCTGCTGTTCTAAATCAAGAATATGAAATAACAAGAGTATTAACAGATAATACTTATCAAATAAATGCTAAAGATACTAATGGTACTGAAGTTCTAGCCAACTCATCTGATAGTGGTAATGGTGGTTCTAGCACAGTTGCTGTTTATCAAATTAATAGTGGTTTAGATGATTATGTAAAGTCTACAGGTTGGGGTGCTTCTACATGGGGTGGTCCTGCTTGGGGTTCAGCTTCATCATTAAGTTATACAAATCAACTAAGGTTGTGGAGTATAGATAACTTTGGTGATGATATTATAGCTTGTCCTAGAGGTGGACCATTATATTACTGGGATGAATCTTCAGGTTTAAGCACAAGAGCAGTTGCAGCTAGTAGCAGAGCAGGAGCAAGTAATACGCCAACAGCAGTATTACAAATAATGATGTCAGATATAGATAGGCACGTCATAGCATTTGGTTGCAATCCTATAGGGTCATCTACTATAGACCCACTATTAGTAAGATTCTCTGATAGAGAAAATGCTGTAGACTGGACACCTACAGCAACAAACTCAGCAGGTGGTGTTCAGCTATCTTCAGGTAGTTATATAGTTGGTGCTATAAAAACTAGACAAGAAATATTAATTTGGACAGATGTAGGCATAACTTCCATGAGATTCGTTGGAGCACCTTTTGTATTTACTTTTAATGAAGTAGCTAGCGGTATGTCTTTAATATCACCTAATGCTGCAGTAACTATAGGAAACGTAGTTTACTTTATGGACAAAGGAGCTTTCTATGCATACGCAGGTGCTGCACAACGTATACCTTGTACAGTATTAGACCATGTGTTTAGTGACTTTAATGACTCTCAATCATTTAAAGTTTTTGGAGCACCTATACCAGAACACAATGAAATCATATGGTTTTATCCAAGTGCTAATTCTTCTGAGCTTGATAGATATGTTATTTATAACTATTTAGAAAAGTCATGGAGTATAGGCACTACAAACGATGGCTTTACAAGAACTGCTTGGAATCCTGCATACTCAGAAGATTTTCCATTAGCTGCAGGCAAATTAGATGAAACAGATAATAACTATTTGTACTACCATGAGTTTGGGCATAGTGCTGATGGTTCTAACTTTACTGCTTTTATAGAATCTGCAGATTTTGATTTAGACCCTGATGGAGAAAACTATATGTTTATTTCTAAGATAATACCTGACGTAGAATATAGAGGGTCTTCAGATACAGGCAATACAGTAAGCATTACTTTAAAAGGTAGAAACTATCCTCTAGAAAGTTTAACGAGCTTAGATACGATATCTGTAACTCCTAACACTACTTTTGTTAATACTAGAGCAAGAAGTAGGCAAACTGCTATCAGAGTAGAAAACAATGCAGATAATTTTAGTTGGCGATTAGGTGACTTAAGATTAGATTTAAAACAGGATGGTAAAAGATAATGGCAGAAAAAACTAATATCCCTCTACCATTAGCCTCTAGTGAATACGATGAAATGAATGAGTCTATAACTAGAAGAAACATAGAGCAAGGCTTTCAAGATATAAATAGTGAAGTAGGTGCTACTAAAAGAGCACAAGACCCTGTAACTTCTAAGGCTATACGTAGACATCAATTTTTATTAATGGGAGCAAAGCATGGCTGATAGTTTAAAAGTTTTAGCACAGCTTGACCCTGCTGCTACAACTACTACAACTCTCTATACAGTGCCTGATAAAACACAGACAACAATAAGTTCTATTGTTGCTGCAAATAGAACTGGCTCTGCTATAACATTTAGATTAAGTGTTCATGTAGCAGGAGCTGGAGCTGATGATAAACAATTTGTTTTTTATGATAAATCGGTAGCAGCAAATGATTCATTCGCTATAGTAATAGGTATGACACTAAATCAAGCAGATGTTTTGAAAGTGCATACTAGTGCTGTTGATATGAGTTTTAATGTATTTGGTTGTGAAACAACTGAGGAAAGATAATGAAAGATAAAAATATAGAACAGCTTTTTAATTTAGCAGGATATAACAAAAAAACAGACGATATAGATAGTGTTATATCAGACTTAGAAGAACGTATAGATTATGTCTTTGCCAAAGAAAAAGAGGCAAGAGAAGCTAGAAGTGCTTTGTTTGGACCAAGACCTAAACGTTTTATAGTTTCAGATGAAGAATTTTTAGAAAGATATCCTGTACGAGAAAAAGACTTATCTGTTGTACC